TTATTTTAAATCTACTTTAACAGGCAGTTCCCAACGCTTTCGATTAAAGGTCACGGTACCATCCATGTTTATGCTTAATTCATTGCCATTGTAGTCATAAACTTTAAGGATATTACCGCCCTTATCAATATCAGCCAAAAGATCAACTTCTTTTGTATTTGCAAAATCATATGCCTTGATCATCACTTGCGCCATTTTTAAAACTCAAATTGCTTTTACGCATAATGATACTTGAATATTGTTATTGATTGAATGCGCCGTGCATCCTGAAAACAGAATGCACAGTAGGCAAATTAGTAGCGCAAGCTTTGATCTTTTGCAGTGAAAGGCTTTCATGACAGAAACAACTTTTTCTCAGCTGCCCGACGGTTTACTAACCCTTTAATCAATTTACCGTTGTCATAAACCCACTTGTCAAATTGATTGGCCGCGCCTGCAAAATTACCCGCATTAAGGGATTTCAACATTGTACTTTTAGAAAATGCTGTTTCGCCTACGTTGTAAACAAATGAAGCCAATGCATCAAACTGGTTTTGTGTAGGTTGAAATTTTAAATACTTATCTAAACAAGCATCAACCCAAGCACAATCGTTTTTCAACCATTCTTCAGCTTCAGCCATTGTACACATATCACCTTTCTTAACACGTGTACCGTTTGGATATTTAATGGTGCCGTATCCGATCGTCCAGACACCGCCAGTATCCTGGTATGCCTTTGGCTCAAACCCTTCAAAAGATTTAATAAGTTTGTATCCGTTTTCGGATATATCGCGAAAGCCTGTTACAGCATCACTCATCTTATACCCAATGACTTGAGCAAATGTTTTTAGGCCATTCATCGCGATAATCGAATCGCCTGCTGTAACTTGTTCTTGAGTTAGCTTGCCGCCAGACATGGCACGGAGCCATGAATATGCTTGCGCAATTTGCTCTGCATTATCTACTGACATTTGCCCTCTCCTATTTGAATATGGCTTTGAATGCTTCTTTGATTTCAAAGATCAATTCACTAATGGTTTTACCTTTCAGTAGTTGAATTGCCTGATACCAAATACCAATAAGCAACATCCCGAATACTGCAAAAATCAGCATGACAAACCCTTGGGTCATATGTGAGTAATGCCCCCAATTTTGATATTCAATAAATGCTGAACCGCCGTATAAGCTAATAGAAACGCTGATTGCGAATTTGATAATCACACCGATGTTGATTTTTATCTTTCCTTCAACATCAATATCACCACTTAGCATGAGCGCAAAAATGCCGCCCATCACCGCCGCCCAAATCTTGATAAACCAAGGTAAGGATTTAATTGTTAAAGGGTCGTTCATTTTTTGCCACCAATCGAATGTTTTCATCATTTTATTGATTGGTTCAATTTATGTATCGAAATCTGTTGACAGTAGAAGATTACAAAAAAAATTATTTATATATTTTATTATTTTAATAACAATTTATTCCATTATTATCTTTGACCTTTTGTTTAAAAAATAGCAAAATAAGTTTCAAAGTTCTTAATAAAATTAGCCATGAATTTAAGCATAATGCAAATTAGATCAACAGCTTGTATCTTGGTATTATTAACCCATGTAAGCGCAGCATTTAATGTTAACAATTCAATCGGATTTCAAACATCATTAATTGCTTTTATTAATCAGTTTTCAAGATTTGGGACCCCACTTTTTTGTGTTATTACAGGATTCCTTTTCGCAAAATATTTTTACAGTAGTATTAATATAAAATATTTTTATCAATCTAGGATAAGCAAAATTTTAATACCCTACCTTGTATGGAGCTTAATTTATAGTATTATTATCTTTTTCTTCTCAAAGAAGCTATTTTCTACTTTCATTCAAGAACCGATAATAAGCTTACTATCTGGTAAAGCTTTTTATCACTTGTATTTCATGTCTACCATTTTACAATTCTGTTTAATCTTCCCTCTACTTCGACTACTTCGTAATGTAAACGTCTTTACACTAACAGTATCCGCACTTATTATTAATATTTTATCTATTGTTTTTTTATACAAATCAGACATATACTTTATTTCTGATCGGGCTTTTGTCGGCAACTGGCTTTTCTATTTTGTATTTGGGATAGTTTTCTTTAGATATAAAAATTTCAAATTTAACCTTAAAGTTAATTTAATAATTATTGCAACAATAACTTTTTTTATATTATTTGAAGTACTAATAAATAAAAAACTTTTTGAGTCTACAAGATTAGAAAATTTAATTTATATACCAATACTTTTTGCAACTCTTTACAGTGTATTTAATAAAAAAATATCAAATAATCTTATAAAAATTGGGTATTACTCAATGGGTATTTATCTAATTCACCCTATACTGATACTTGTGTTAAAAAAAATAATACCAAATATTTTTTTTCAACAATACCCAACATCATTATTTATTTTAATTCTTTTGATAACAATATCTTTTTGTATGGCATTTTGTTCGCTCATTTCAAGATTCAACTTTTCTAAGTTGCTAATAACCTTACCGAAAAAATAAGAGAGTAATAACTCTCTTATTTTTATCTAAGATGAACTAGCGCTTGCCAAGCAATATCCCCACCCGAATTAATGGCTGAGCTAGTTACATTTCTAACCCTGACTGTTACGTTTGACAAGTCGTCTGGTTTTACAAAACAATTATATAAAAGCCCATCAGCCAATGGTGAAGAGGGTGTCGCACTTACATTTACTCTAGAGTTTGCTAATGACACTCCAATTGGGATAGGACGTTCAACACTTGAATTAGCAGGAACTGACCCAAAATTCAGTGTTGCTCCGATGTTATAAGCTCTTAAATACTCCATTGTGCCCTTTTTAAGTATTAGCTTATCGCCAATAATTAAATCTTGATCAGCAGTAGAGCCTGTACAATCAAGTGAAAATTTCCTATCTCCGATCTGGGTTAAAACTAGCTGCCCGACCATTTTGGCATTTTGAATTTCTATAGTATTAAAAATTTCATACAAAGTGGTACGACTTCCGAGCGCGCTATCGGCGAATGAGACGATATTTGTTCTATTTGCTTCATTTCTAAATAGTGGATGACTTATATTTTGATAAAAAATTCGCGACGCTTTTAAGCCGGGTCTATGCCAAGTTCCATAACCATATTCAGTGTAAGCAGTAATATCGTTTCCGATCCCAGTAAATACTGCATCAAAGTTTTTATCTACAATATTGGCTCTACCATTATTTTGAGCTATTAAGAAGCCTCTATGCTGACCACTTACATCACGTTGATTTGTTGAATCTTCAATTTCAAAACCATTTTCCCAGTTTCCTGTTGATTCAAACCAAAATTCAACACACTTGTTATCGCCTGTGAGTGGTTCTTTAGCGAAGAAAATACCTTGCTTGAGATTTCCACGGCTTCGCAAATAGAAGCGTGATAAGTTACCTCTTTTAAAGACAAACCCCTTGCCTCCATGGTAATTTACCAAAACGTTTTCGATGTACTTTCTATCTAGGCCATCAGCTACCAACCCATCTGTAGTATCACCAGGTATTAACTCCTCTGGTGTTTTTACCCCGATAGTAATATCACGCAAAGACCCATTAAGTAGTGTAATAGTTGCAGGTGCAAGTTTTTTAAGCTGGGTATTATGTTGCCCTTGTCCGAACACATGCACACGAAACGTGATATTTTTTGAATAACCATAAATACCACTTGGAATATTTAAACCCACATTTCTACTATATGCTTCAGCTTCTGCTGCAATAATAGCATTTGACCAGTCGTATCCATCTGCCAGTAAAACTGCAAGATGCTTAAAATCAGTTAGATGTAAATATTGATTATTAATTTCACGCTGAGTCCTTCCGTTTTCTTCAACAACATATTTTGAAGGCAACCCTATTACGGGATTACCGATAACCGCACTTGCAATCCCATCAATATAAGATTTTAAGTCTGCTTCGCGTTGTAAAGCTAACTCATCATAATTAATGTCAGCTAAGATACGTGCTTGAGATTCAAAGTCAACTAAGTGTTTCCATTCTTGTAGAATAGCAGTTAGCTTATCTAAAGCTCTTTCGATAGCATCTGGATAAAAGTTGTCATAATTAGTAATATCTAATAACTGATCTACAGGAGTTCTACCCGCAATGTAGAAGAAAGTTTGCGAATCGGGTGCTTCAACGAATGTTACATACCCACCTAAATCATCAGGATTAATGGTTACTGCGTATTCAGACTCATCAAGAAATTCAAATTCATTCCCAACCTTTATACGTACAGCAACGCCTGTCTCATCTTCTTGATCAAAAATTCTAAATGTAAAATCGAATCGTTTATTAATCCCATTGCCAACATAGAGTTGGCTAAGCCGGTCGGCAACCTGAACAGTCATATGTGCACCAATAAAAAAGGCTGTAATCTCTACAGCCAATTTTAGGTAAGCTTACAAATAAATAGTTGATTGCTAGTCTTGTGCTGTCAACAGGTTAATCTTCAGGCGCATGCTTGCCTGTAATCGTTCCGCGCGTTGCATCGTAAATACTTTCAGGTGCATCTTTCTTACCCTGTGCGATTGCAAGCCAATACCCCGCAGGTTTACCAAGAACAGCGAAGGGAATTCCCGTTGCAAGAGTTGCTGTATTCAACATGTCTTTTGCCGCTTTACCTTGGTTAACGTCTTTGTCCTCATCTAAAGATCGTTTTGCATGTTGGATTAAGGAAAGCCCACTTTCCCCCATGCTGAATACTGGTGAAGCTGTGTAACGGTCATTCATAACGTTATCATCAGTATTACTAATTGCAGCGTTTACTACGTTGCCCGCATATGGCACAAAAGCAGAAAGCATTTTTAACTGTGAAAGCGCGAGTTTTGCAGATAAATCATCCCATTTGTCGCCGTCTTTATCATCATCTTGTAAGCCGCCTGCAAAGATAATGCCCAATAGTTCAGACAGCATCGACGGAATGGAAATCATCATTAATGCAATGTAAGCCAGACGGGGCGATGCTTGCACCCATGAACCATTACTTGCTTCCAAAGCTAACTTGGCTTCTGACATGGATGTGTTCCAAATCATATTGAACCAGTTGTAAAACATCAAAAACATTCGTTTAGCAGGTGTACCACGTTCAAGATTCGATATTCCCTCTGGTGACATATCCGTCATATATTGACGAATCACCGCATCGGCTGCGTGAACAGCGTCATATTGAGTCATGCCTTGTTCTGTGTAATGGTTAAATGCTGCTTGCCAAGAGATCATTTCCATTGGTCTTTGTATCGTTGTCTGCAATACATACGCGTGCTTCATGGTGAAATCTTTCACTGTTTGAATTGCGCCCTTTTGAAAAACAATTTCATCCACCGCATAACGGTATTCATCCGCTGCACGGTCGAAACGGGTTTTCATGAAGTCGGACATTTCCATAATGTTATTAGCCATGTCTTCACGGGTAGCAACTGAAGCAAAATAATGGGCCTGAGCTTTTAGCAATTGTTTCGGCGGTACTGCAACAGCAACTTGTGTAAAGCCTGTGAACTGCTCAACAGCATTTTTTAAGTTACCCGCCATAATCGCGATACCCGTATTGCGGCGAAGTGTGCGGAAAATATTATCTAGCAAACTAACGCCTGAGCTTTCATCAACGGTCTGATTTGCGATTGCTTTCAACCAAGGGTTAAAGACTTGTTTAACCCCAAATGGCAATACGCGCTCAATCTCATTTCTAAAATCTTTGTTCAGCAATAAACGTCCGATTTGTCGAATCTGTAATTCAAGATGGATATAGCGCAATTCTTTATCAAGATGACTTGGTAACCGAGACATATCTAGCTCAAGTTGATCGTGGTAACGATCTGCACGTGACTTGGTAAAGTTCGCGCCAGTCGTTGCGATATCTAACGCAGCTAAATTATTTTCAGCTAAGTTTTTATCTTGAATGCGGTCTTGCTCATTTGAGCGAATGCGGTCGTAAGCAGCAGGCACATAACCGCCTTCATACTCACCAAATGGCGTACTAATAGGTGTACGTGGTAATTCGTCAAAATAGCGACCATTAATTTTTTTATGAGTGATTTGTGCTTGCTCTTTGTATTTGTCAAAAAGATTCCAGAGTTTTTGGATGTTATCCATATCTTTTTTGGTAATCACACCCTCTTTAACCATCCGGCTAAAGAATTGATCCCATGCGCTGAAATCGACCGAACCATCTTCTAAACGCGCACCCCAACCATAACCTAAAACAAGACGCTCTTTGTTGCTTAAATTACCTGTATGCAAAATCGCATGGAGCAAAGATTGCTTGCCCACGAAAGTAAAGTTATTAAGTTCAGGTGCAGCAATTTTTGAATTATCGAGTTTGCCAAATCCTTCAAAAATATCGACCACGTCTTTAAGCATCTTGGCTTTCTCAATACGATATTTAGCCAAGGCATCTTGCATAGGATTAATTAGATATGTACGGAATTTGCCATTTGCACCACCGTCTAACCAAGTTACTACCTGGTCGACACGTTTTGCTGAAGCGCCTAATTCCATGAACTTAGCTTTAAGTTCTGCGGTCTTATCTCTACCCAATAATGTTTGCTGAATCTTCTCAACGCTTTTCTTACCGCCTGTTTGCTGAATTAGTTCTTCACGGACCTGTTCACGCTCAAAGGCTTCATTAGTTGTATGCCAAATCTTATTTTCTTTAGATCGATGCCAAAGTGTTTCGACCGCAGCCATAACTGCATTGAACTGTTCAAGCGTTAATTCGCGATAGTTTTGGTTTTCAGGCAATGCACCTATGTTCTGTATTTCGGCATATGTGGTCGGGTCATATTTACGAATCAATTCTAGTTGATGCTCATAATTTGTTGATTCGCGGCCAAGATCATATTTGCCCAAAATGCCGCGGGCAGCGGTCACGAAATCAAAGTCACGGTTTTTAGATAACTTCTCGTTATTTCCAAAAACCTTTTTGACTAAATCAAGATGTTTTTGAGTCTGGTCTTTTGCATCATAACTGTATTTGGTTGCATAGAATTGAACTAACTGATTGCGCTTATGGCGTGCAGCTTCTACCGTTTCGCCCTTTCTAAATGCTTCATTTGCCATACGCCCTAAACGAGCATCATCTTGTGCACGTACATGTGGTCGAATATCTTTAATTTTTTGACGTTGCACAATGTCTTGAGCAACTGTCTTTGCAGCTTCATTCAAAGCAGACTTGCGGCCAAGTAAACCGTTTAGTGCAGCCATTTCAGCTGAAAGCATGCGCGCACGAACATCATTGTGTAATGCGGCTTCGACTGCTTCTATAATGCTTTGCTGATCGAAAAATTCAGAATATTGAACAGCCATACGCGCATCGGTGAGCTCATCAATTTTTTGCTTAGGACTCGGTGAATTAAGCAGGTCCCGAATCAATGCGTCACCACTTTCATAACCGAACATCTCAGCAACGACATCGGGGTTTTCACCTCCACGCTGTGCAAAACCATAAGCGCCTTTAGAAATGCTTTGGTAAATATCGCTGTCTCGTCCGTACTTGGCTTCAATCCAATCTAGTGATAACTTGCCTTTGGTTGTGCGACCTTCTGCATAGCGTTGCAGCAAATCCATGTCCTGTGAATAATCTAACAATTCAGGGTCAACTTGATTTGAATATTGATTAACGCCGCGCAACTGTTCCGCAAATTTATCTTCAAGTTCACGGGTATCAAATTTGCCGTGTTCATCTAAAGTTAAATACCCTTCTTCACTAAGCTTCTCAGCCATCGATTCAATTGACAGGCCTTTTACTTTTGACTTTGAAGAACGTACGACAGGTTTATTTCCAACGCCTGATTTGGTTTTAGCAGCATCATCAATGCCCCAAGTGCTTTCTACTTCATTGGCATTAAGCCCGCCGAATTTAGCAATCGCTTCAAATAGGTTGTCGCGTTCAGGCTCAACCTTGGTTGAGTCACGCTTAGCAACTTGGTCAAGCGGTTGACGTAGAAATGCCATAGCCTGATATACGGGTTCTTGTGCAATTTCTTTTGCCATATCTTCGCGAACGGCAGCGCGCTTTTTATCAGCTTCTTTTTGCAATGTTTTCAGATACTTAGACTTTTGCTTTTGGTACCAAACCATATTGCGCAGTGATTTTTGCTCTAAGGTATTTATAGATAATTCTGTAGCAATTTCATGATCTTGGCGCATTTCGTCATAATCTTTTGGCGAAATACCAAGGCGCATTGCATCATCTTGATGAATTAGCATTTCAAGATTTGATGCGGCTTGTGCTTCAGCAATTGCACTTGATGATGCAAGCATACGGTCCATTACACCTGTGATATCAGCATTCAATTCTGCACGGTCGTTGATGCCCATAAACTTTTCTATGTTCCGGTACACGGCAATCATGAATTGTCTGAATCGGTTGAAAACTTGCTTTAATGCTGCGCTTGGCGCTTTACCCGTAAAAACATACTGTTCAAAAGTTTCTGCAAACTTTTCGTGTACTTCTGTTTTTTCTGCATCGGTGAAAAAGTCCCACTCGCCAAGGTCCGTTGTTTCTGGGGATGCCCACTTCATTACTGTTTCCATATCCGCACGGACTTGTGCAGGCGCATCAGGACTTAGGGCAAGTTGCATATTCATTTCTAAAAAATGATGCCCAAGCTCATGCACAAAGGTTGAGAAATCAGCATTTTTGCTTAATACAATTGTTGAGCCATCTTGGCCAATGCTGAAAGTAATAGAGCCGCGTGTACCGCCATTCGCTTGATTATATTTACGACCATTTGGTGAACGGTACATACTTTCTGAAATTTCATAATCTTTATTTCGACCCTTGTTTTCAACAAAGCCGAGTTTTTTATAAAAACTTGTAAGTCTGCTTTTGTTGCCGCCGAAATCAGAACTTGGAGTAAGTGCGATTGTTTTATTTTGCGAGTCAGCATATCTAATAATATCCTGCATTGCTTTAGTGCCATTGCCTTGATTGCGCATAGCTTCAGGCACAACAATTTTATGCAATGAAAGAACATTACTTGATGGGCTACCTTTTAGACCTAATTCAATTCCATATTGTTTTTTAATGCTCTTAGCAAACTCATCTACTGAGATTGTTTGTTCAGGGGTAGCACTTTGATTAAATGAAATTCCTTTATCCGTGGTCGGCTCATCAGCAATACGAATTGGGTAACGGTCAAAAGCTTCTTTTGCTGAAATCCCAAGTTTATCGCCTAACGTTGAGTAGAAAGCTGAAGTTAATTCACCCGCTGCACGATTGTATTTAGCCGTAAATGTTCCGACTTTAGCCAATTGGTTTTGTACTTCTGTTGCGACCAACTCTTTTGCATCTTCAGCACTTTCAAAACGGGCTTGCTCAGCCATATATGTATCGGCTTCTTGCTGCATTTGTTCCGTCGTTTTTGCAAGGTTCTCTTGGGCTTCGCGATAAGTTGGCATATCCGGGCTTGAACGAACGTTCTCGACAAAATCTGTTGGACGCTCAACAACCGACATTGCAGAAACAAATTCATTTACTGGTATCTGCACAGTGCCGTTAAATGTTTCCGCTGTGCCCAACTGATCTTGAAGACTTGGCGCACGTTCAAATAAATCGGCTGGCTCAATATTACGGTCCCGCAATAACTGGTTGAAGGTCTGACCATCTATATAAACTTCTTCAACCGCGCCGTGTTCTTCAACTGCCTGTTTGATAAATGCTTGGCTTGCAGAATCATCACGTTGAGCTGTCTTGCTTTCTTTGTTGCGGTCAATAAGGTTGTTAAGTACAGCTGCAAACGTACTTGAACGAACAGCATCTTGCTGTTGATCTTGTCGCAATTGGTCTAATGCAAATTGTGCTGTACGTTGGTTTTTAACTTTGGCCGCAGATGTAATTGCTACTTCAGGCGCTGCTGTTGCAACTTCTAACAAACCTTCTAAAGCCATTTCGACTGGATCGGCTTTTTCACCAACAGCATCAGCCGCACCTTTAACGGAATACATGCCCGCAGCAGATTGAATGACAGCCTGCCCTCCGACTGTACGCAAAGGACCGCCAAAAGTTACAGGCATTAATGCACCGCCCAACGCTGAGTATTTGGCTGAACCCCATGTCTTTGCAGCTGCATAATCAATCTGTTCTTGGCGGGTTAAAAACTTTTCACGGGCTTCTGCCATGTTCTGCCCATATGACACCAGAGCATCGGCCGTGCCTGCACCTAATGCGCCTTGTGCCGCATTACCTGCGGTTGTTACTCCGCGTACTAACTTAGCCGCTTTTTCTAAGTTCATCACCATAGGTGCATATTTAGCGGTATTTCGGATAAGTGAATTTGTTAAAACACCGCCTGCCCCTGCGCCTGCATAATACCCAACTAATGCGGGGGGCGCTTGTTCAATTAAAAACTCACCCACTAAACCTGCATCAGCATTGCTAACCAGTTCTTGTGCCGCGCCCAATACGCCTGCATCATTTGTCTGTGCCGCAAGTTGCGCTTGATAAAGTGCCTGTGACATTTCTTGTGAAGGGGCAGCTTTGGTTTTTACCCGTGTTGCTAAATTAAGTAGACTGTCATTTCCTGTTGCTGCACTGATTACTGCGCCTTCAGTTTGACCAATTGCAGCGACAGCACGAATTGCTGCATTTACATAACGGTTGCCTTGTTCTTGTGGGTTAGTAGGTTCAGCAGTCGCCGTATGCTCCATCCAATAGACTTGGTTCTCATAGTATTTTTTAAAACGTTCAGCAGCCATTACGCCCGTTGTTTTCTTGATGCGGTCGTAATGTTCTTTGAAAACTTGATCTGATGTTTGAGGCACTAAAGATGTGCTTAGCGTATCCAATAAATTAGGGTTTACATTCGGCTTGACCTGCTTTTGAGGGTCTTCATAAATGCCTAATTCTTTTAGTCGCTTTTTTTGTTCTGGTGAAGTGCCCTTAGTCAAAACATTTTGAATGTCTTGATACGAAACAGGTTCATAAGGTTTATTTAAACTAGAACCCAACAATGATACTTTATCGCTAATGTCTTTCAGGTTTTCAAAGTCATCAAGTGAAACAGCGGCTTGATTTGGGTTAAGTGCGTATTTACCCAATACAGGGTCACTTGCAACAACTTCATTGACGCGCTTTTGAGTGTTTACCTCATCTGCAACAGAAACGATCTGTTCAGGCGTTTCTGTCATCTTGTTATAGTCTAAGCCCAACGAACGTGCGGCTTTACGCGCACGGGCTTCTGTATCTGCGATTTGCGTTGGGTTCTTGCCTTGGTTTAATTCGAATAATTGACCAATTGTCAGATTTGTATTTTGATCAGACATAATAAAAGCACTTAAGACTACGGTTATTTGTAATCTTAAATGCTGTTATTGGTTAGACTGCCTTTTGCTGTTGACAGTGCAGCTATTCATGTAATTTTTTGATTTGTTGCCTAGATGTGTACAGTAAAACAGCACCTAAAAAAAGAGAACAACTCATTGCCAAATAAGCGACATTTAAATTGTCTCCTCCTTTATCAAAATATTCTGAAAAAGAAAAAATAGGATTGAATAATAAAATATTAAAAACACTTAAAAGCAATAGCCCAATATAGTTGCCTGATTTTAGCCCTTCTATTTTTTCATTCTCTAAAAAATCAAATGTACGTTCTGATAAAAGATTACCGTATTTAAATACAATTATCAGCAGTACCAGATTAATTAGAAAAGCAAAAAGATTATAAAAATCTACGATATCCTTATATTTATAGTAGCTTTCGGTGCCAACAAAAGAGTAAAAGAAAAAACCAATAATGAAGGCAGAGCAAGTAAAAGATAAAAAGCTGTTTACTACTTTTATTATTTCGATGGGTCGCATTTACTGATACTCAAAATACTGTTTAAGGGCGTTCAATTTGCAATTATATACATAAAAGTATTTATCATTAGGACTCGAAAGGTTAAGCAATAGTTCGCAAGCTTTTATACTTTTATTAAAAACATCCTGATCTTCGTAAGTACGTAACAACTGTTCTGGGTCTTGCTTTCTAGCTTTTATATCAACAAATGTATCTACAATAACTTTTTGACGTTTAAAAGAATCCTCTAAGCATCCGTTAGCTGTTGCTGAAAATTCGGCTTTTTTGTAGCAGTCTTCTTTTTGCGCGTCGATTTTATTTAAAGCTTTTCTAGTTGATATTTTTAAATCATCTTCCACAGCTGCATTAACTGAAAAACTAAATACCAAAAAAGATAATAAAATTAATATCTTATACATCTTAGTAACCCCTTCTCATAATTGAATAATAAGCGTTAATATATTCAGCATCCGTAACATTATTTGGGTTTCTACCCTGCTTTCTAAATATATTATCAATTTTTGTTTTCATTGAGTCAGTAATATCACCCTTGCTCTTAACTTGAGAGTAAACCCGGTTGTACTCAACTTTATCGTCAAAGAAAGGTCTTGATGTAGTAACTTTTACCTGATTGTTTATGTTTTTTAAAACAACTCGGTTTACTTGTTCCCAAGTTAAATTCCCACCGTTTTTTGCTTCAGCTTCTTTTAACGTCTGCATTAAATCTGTTTTAACAGCATTGTAGTGCTCAAGCTGCTTTTTATCAGTAGTGCTTGTTATCCCAATGATATTTAGATACGGCTTGACTGCCAAAGCCACAGTATTATTGTCAAGAATGAATGTCTTTTTCTCATTTTTAGAGCCTTTAAGAGCATTCACATTCGCATACATTTTAGTGACTTCTTCATAATCTTTTGGCGACAACTTATCAGCAAATTGATGTAGAACAGATTGTGGTTTGCCTTTGAAAAGTTCCTCTTGATTAAGGGTAATCATACTAAGGGTTATCGGGTCTGTTTTAATGTCTTTGTTGTAAGTTGCTTTGCTCACCGATTTCAAACTATTAATTTGACTTGGTTCTAAAGCCGTAATACTGCCCGCAGGTATTTGCTCAAAGGTGAATTTACCTGAAATTATTCCATTATAAAGATTGCTATATTCTTGGTCTTGACGATCTTTTTTAACTTTATCCTGACCATTAAAATAACGTTCAGTTAAAGACAAAGCTTTTTGTTTTGTCTCTACAGGGACGTTACTGTTCCAAATTTCATCATAAGCTTGTTGACGTGTTTTTGCGGGCTGTTTGCTATATGGCCCCATATCATCAGATAACCATTTATCAATGCGTTTAAGATAATTTTGAGTTTCGGCTTTTGGCGGTTGTTGTCCTTTTAACACTGCCGTAGCCGCATTGCCACCACCGTTGTAGTAAGCTGCAATAACCATTGGGTCTTTAGTTTTATATTTCTTACTAATCCAATCTACGAATTCTAAAGCGGCATCGATAGTGTCAGCCGGATTGTTAATATCTCTTTTACCACCTTTGCTGTATTCTCCCCAAGTTTGTGGCATGAATTGCATAACGGATTTAGCACCCCTACGTGAAACTGCACTGTTATCAGATTTCTCACCTGCTAAGCGAATGCCAAGTAATAATGGCGCTGCCCACTCCATGCCTTTTTCTTTTGCAGCATGCACGGTGTAAACATCCAAACGCTGATCATTGTATCGGATGCTTTTCATTTGCTCAGGTGATAATGCTTTTAACTCTTTTGCAATTGCCGCCGAAGCTTGGGGCGGTGCGTTTAATGCTGGGTTACTATACTCTTGGGTTCCAGTTGTAGCCTTATTAACTAAAAGTTCGATCTGTTGTTCTTCAAGCTTTTCATGGATCCTTTTGTTAATCACATAATCATCGGCAAGTGAAATCTCATCGCCATATTTCTTTTTATAAGTGGCTGCCGCTTTTAATTCGCCATTTTGAATAAAGGCGTTTAGGTTGTTTAAATGCGCAGATGAAATTGACTTCAGGTACAGGTTTTCAGCTTCTGTAGCTGATTTACCATTGAGGGACATTAGTTTGCCAAGTGAAGCTTTTAGATTTTCACGGCTTTCGTCAATCTTAGTGAAGTCGGCAGGATTTTCATTTATTTCACGGATAAAACGTTCTGCAGAAGATGAGTAAACACTTTGCTGATAAACATCATTTTCACGTACAAAGTAATTTTGCAAAGTACCTTTAAATTGAAGCGCATCGCGTGCAGCAATTTGCTGAAACATCGTACGCTGACGGCTATTGCTTAATTTATTAGCAATTTCACCAACACCGTTTTGATATGCACGAGAATAGTAATCAACAAAGTTGCCACCTTCCCCGTCATCAAAACCGACCACGTCTGCGCCTTTTTTCTTGATGTAGCCATCGGTATCGTTGTTTTCAAGATGCAAACGCAACTCGGCAAGTTTGTTTTGCGCGTCAATCACGCGCACACGGTCGTTCTCATCTTGTATTTCTTTATATTTATTGGCGACCGTATTAGCTAGATTGGCAAAACCATCTATTTTATTGCCGACCATATCCACTGCTTGACCAGGTGTAACCCCACCGCTGATTTGTACGTTAGGCATGTCGGCTTCAGCGACTTGAGAGTTAAACTGTGGTATACGCATTTAAGCAGCCCCCATCCAATTCCAGTTGTAGTTTTGCCAAGATGCCCCTTGTTCTTTACCGTAAAGAGACATTGAAAAATTGCTATTCGCGTTATACGAACCATTTACAGGTTGCGTCATTGTTAGAGACTCGCCGCCTTGCATTGGACTTCCTCCGCCACCACCCATCATTGAAGATGCAAATTGGTCTATTGCTGCAAGTTCAGCATTTAGGCGCGGGCGCACTGATTTGGCTTGCGCCAAAAGAGAGTTTTTCTGGTTGATGAAATTGGTTTCTTGAACACGATGCCCCCAAGACTTCATGGCGGCATTGTACTTCAAGGTATCAATATCGTTTTGGGCCATCATTTCAGTTGAAGCTAAAATATCAATTGCTGAACCTTGTGTAACATCAATGCCGTTTTCAGCAAGCGCATTGATTTGGCTTGACTTGAAGCCTGAAAGATTACGCTGATAATCCGTAACACTGTTACGCCCATCATCAATAGCATCGCGCGCTTGTATATCTGCAAGAGTTGCATTTTCGCCTGCAATATCCGCTTGCTGTTCTAAGGACTGTTTAAGCGCTTTTAATTTTAAATATGTTGTAGCACCTTTAACGGCAGCAGTAGCAATTGCTTGGTACAGATTGCCACCGCCCATTTGGCCGCCGCCTCCTCCACCGCCCATCATGCAGCCACCATACTAAACGGATAAAAAAATTCACCGTTTATCCCGTGTACTTCTGGAGCATCTAATTTAAAACCTAGGTGTTTTAGAAAACGAATTGCCGCATCGTTTTTGATGTAAACATGGTTTCGAAGTAGGTCATGGCCTAAAAGCATCTCTTTTAGAATCTTGCGAGTCTGCTTAATGAACTCAATCGGGTATTTACTAATATGTGTAGTGCCTAATAACCACGGGCAACCGACCTTACCGATTAAACTTGTAATCCCAACGCCGCAAATAAACAGCAGCTTGCCGTTTACAACAACCGCCCATGAATCGCGCGAACCCTTCACGCAAGTTTTTACAATCCATTGGTAGTTGTCACTGAAATACGCTTTTAGTTCTTCTTGATCCGCAGGTCGTAGATTTTCAACAAGAATACGAATATCGCGCTCAGTCGGCTTGCGAATCTCAATATTATTTCGTCTCATGTCATTTCTACCTCAAGGGCCAATAGCTTCATAGGTAAAGGTTTATCATGTTTTACAGTAATTTGAATGTCTCTTTCGTAAGTACTGTCAACTGGTACTTCAACTAAACCTGAATACAATTTAAGTGGGCTGCCGTAACGCTCATTACTACGTGGTTTAAACTCATCGATTGGCGTACGGTCTTCAATATCTTGGTTAGCGCCGACCAAAATATTTTGAGAATCCAAAACACGCAAAAAGGTTTTATTTACCACTTTAGGTTTAACAGGGTTTCTTTGCTCTTGGAAAATCGGCAAGGTCTGCATTTCGGCTTCATAACCTAAACCGATCCAAATATTAGACAATTCACGAGGCAACTTGATTGTGCCGTTTTCTACTTTAACATCGGGTTTAACGCCACCATCGGCAAAAACAGATACTGTTTGACCTTCAAGCCAATCTAAACCGGTTAAAGTAGAAGTAGGATTACCCTTATACTGAATACTACTGTCTAGGTAGCATTTATCTTGCATGTCTAATGGCTGACGCGTAAGCATCCGTTCAATGGTGTAAAAACCGTTTCGCTCAACGAACGCATATAAAACAGATTGATTGTCTTCAGGGATTTCAGCGACTGAAAGAAATTTACCATCTGTGTGGTGTTCTGCCCACGCCCAAACTTGTTGTTGTGGCTCGTAAGTTAATGAAAGCAAAACGCCGTCATCACGCACAAAATATATAATATTCAAAGGGTTGCGCAATAGTGCACAATCTACAATTTTATGCCCATCAAAAAGATGCGGGCACATTATTGATAAATCGATTGTTTGATAAAAGGAAGCGTTATAACCGCTTGCTAATGAAACTTCGTGTACATGTCCTGTCTGATCAGACGCGAATACAGCGGCCCCATCAACTTCAACAGGTGTAACGTCATTTGCACCTGTACTGTATTGCTTATTTACGTTTACGCTTGCAGCAGTTACAGCACCATCAGCAGACATTTTCCAAAGTGCGCCACTGGTTAAAATGAGTAAATCGCTCATTGGCACAAGGTGGCGAACGCCGTTACCGTCTCGAGCAGCAAAGCGAATTTGGATAGAGTCCGTATCTTGTAGAGGGATGTGATACCCAAAATTATCATCTGTTGCTGTACGCGACATACGCAACCATTGAGGGGATTTATAACCGCCGCCATAAACTTTTCGTTGACCGTGATAAGCAACGGCCATTGGGTAAAACTCAAAAGGATTGCGGATTAAAGGTGGCGTAATTGCGCCGTTAGTTTCGATGTAATCGTCAGTAAAACTTAATTCTGTTGTTTCACCAATATAGCTCGCTAAACCTGAACGTAGCTTGAATACGTTATATCGGGTTGCCCCCGGTACTGCATCCCAAGTAAGAATGTTTTCATTGCCTGATAATGTTAGATCGTTTTTTAAAACAGGCGATTTTGCAGAAGCTTGAGATTCATTTTCATCGTTTACAGCAGTAACCTGATATACGTATTCACGTTCAATGTAGCCGTTTTCATTTACCTTTTTAACGGTACCATTCAAGTTTTGCGGTTGAGATAAACCATACCCGACCGTGACTATCTCAGTCGTCCATTCAGTTGCGCCCTTACGTATGATTTTACGTGGTGGGTAGTCCGGATGAGTGATGGTGATAACATCCGCAGATTGTGCATAACGGAGTTGCATTAAATGCTGCTCAGCATAAGGCAATGTTACTTCTAATGGTTGATCGTTATCGTCTAAAAGCATCCCGCCATCAGCAAAGAAATTTACAGCACCTGCACGGATTGCCAAAACAACAGCTTGTTCTTCACTAAAGACAAAACGAATTAAACGCATTTTGCCCATTGATTTCGGGTAATGATGTACGTAGCGGAAGCCTGCACGATAAACAACCCCGCCAAACAGTTCGACATAAAAGTTTTTGCATTTAGCTACACCAGTTTGGTATTTCGCCTGATCAATGCGGCCAAACATCTCATGAGAAATTACGCCACCATTAAACGAATATTGCATTTATCGCGCCTCAAACATTGAGCCTGTATGTTCAGGCCGTGCTTCAATCCGATGTTGTTGCAGATCAATGAAAATTGCTTTGTTCTTTTCAATTTCATAAAGCTGCATCATGGAGATTTGTTTTTGCTCGTTCTGCGTCAAAGGACCTGCTATTCGTGCGGCCAACAAATAAGATAGAGCGGTCTTGAAAGAATCGGGCATTAATGCCAAATCTTTCACATCGTGAACATAGCGTAAGATTGGTGCGGTATCTTCTGTGAATAGAAGATTGCCTTCTACATAGAATCGACTGCCTGATTCAAGCTGAAATATACGGACCTTATCACTTGGCAAAACATAAGCCGTGGCAAACTCATACCCTGCATCGACATTCAAGCGAACGCGCTTAATGGCAAACGTCCATTGATGTTCGTTGTCCAAAAGCTCTCTACGGCAAATTGGGTAAAAGGTGTTACACAATCTTGCATGTTTTGTCGGTTCGGTTAGTTCATTTACAACATAGCCCTGCGCGAGATGCGACAGGGCTAAATTGCAAAGATCAACAATTGATCTCATAGGCTTTACTCAGCTTGTGTTGAGCCTGTCGCGCCGCGGCCTGATGCTTTCGGCTTTTCTTCAACCGGCTTAAACCAAGTTTTTACTTTTGGGTTCACTAAACCCGCAGGCACATAGAACTCTGTACCTACGTCACGAATACCGTGGTAAAAACCTTTTTTGATAGCAACTACTAATACTTGGTCTGACATCTAAAATACCTCGATTAAACTGGTACAGTTGCGCCGCTTACAGCGTCGTAGTTTGTACGGATATCCGCTTCATTGCCCAACCAAGCCGAAATAGATCCAGTAGGCGCATTGGCAACTGCATAAGACAAACGGATAAAACGTTTTGTCGCACTGTTCACGTAAAAAAACGTACCTTTGTTCAGTTCAGCAGCTTTAAACGCTTTTGACGCGGCTGCCGCTGTAAAAGTTGTACCGTCCGCACTTTCTTCAAGTGTCACTGTAACGGTAGCGTTTGCAGGTCCAACGACATGCCCTTGAAGGCAGATAGGTAAACCCGCAGTACCAACAGATTTATGCACTGTGTCCAAAGTGAAAGTACTAGCGCCCGCCGCAATAGCTTGCTTATCGGAGAACTGTAGTAATTTATCAACTAATGCCATGGTTAAATTCTCCTTAAACTACACGGGCTTCAGTGTTAAGAATCACATCACAGATGCGAATCGGTTCACCATCCCATGCTTGAATTTTGCGGCTACCGTCTTTACGGAAGTCTTCAAGAGTCAAGCGCACATTTTTAAAGTGATTGACTTGGCCTTTAAGCGCTCGGCTAACAATACGGTTCATGTAGATTGCTGTACGTGCTGAACCTGCAAGTGGTAAGAGAGAAAGTGCTTCGTCCAATAAATCAATAAGATTTGCACCAGTAGATGCATCTTTTGAAAGGTCCGAAACATCAATGTTTGCGATACGAACAACCGAGCGCCAGTCACGTACAGATAAGCCCACGTCCCATTGGAAGTATGTTCGCATTGCTTCATAACGGCCGCCTTGCGCATCAAGTACCGTTTGTTGTCCTTTGTCCTGAATATCAAGACCCGCTTGCGTACCTTGCGGATAGAACAAGTGAGTTTTTTCACGCCCCCACTGCACAATGTAAATTGACGTATTGTCAGAGCCTGTACCGCCTGCATCCAGAATGTTTACAGCGTTTGCAGGTGCTACGCCTGTTTCAGGGTCAATAAGATGGTTGTAACGTGTTGCTAAACCGTTAAAGGTAGATACATCGCCTGCAACATCACCATAGATAATGTTTTCCATTACCTCTTGTGACATACCCTCTAAGAAGCCTGCATCTTCTTCAGAGCGCCATTGCTTTTTATTTTCGCCTTGAAGGTCATACAAGGTTTTATCAACTTCTGAATATGAAGTTAACTGACCAGTACTATCAGAGACTTGAACACGTGATGTTTTTTCAGGTTGCACACCATAGTTCAATTTACGCCATGTACCTTTTGGTAAACCTGAGCGAACGCTAGTTTTATTGTGGGTACCGCTGTTTGCTTCAAGTATTACAGCATCGTCAAGTAAGTCTTGACGTTTGTTGAGTACTTCGATAATCGCCCCAACTTTAGAGTTCGTACCAATGTTATGGGCAACGTCGGCTAATGTTGGGTTTGTTTGTACAATCGTAGGCATCTAAGTATTCCTTATGATTTGTCATACCATACGGCCGCTGGTGCCACATTCGCTGTATTTGTCCCACGACCATGGGTCATATTGTCGGGTTCCAACAATTTACCTACTTCGGTCATAAAGCCAATTACTGCAGGATGGTTACCAAGTCCGCTCATATAGAGAATCTTAGAGATTTCATCGCCCCGTGGTAAGCTGAAGGCGCGTTGCGCTGTCAACAGGTTTTTTTCAAGGTTTTCACCGCCGTACTCCTTATCGGCCTTAGCTGCATCAAGCCATGAAAGAATCGTTTTTTGCTGCTCTTGTATTTGGCGTTGCTGCATTTGAACGCCTAAATCCACAAGCTTTTGCACAGCTTCTTGTGGCATTTTGAACTGTTGCCCTAACTCTTGAAGCACTTTTGAATCATCAGGATTCATTGAGTAGCCTTCAGGCATTGTGAACTCAGTGTACTGAATCGGTTGTTCAGCAGGTGGCTGTTCACCCCCTAAAAGAACTTCAGGCTTGGTTTCAGTAGTTTCATTTTCTGTGGTCGTGGTTGTAGTAGGTGTTGTTTCAACCTGAGTTGTAGCAGGATTGCCGCCACCTGTTTCAGTGGTAGTTGCAGCAGGTGCATCAGTAGTGGTAGCTGTTGTTGCTGCATCAGTTGCTGTCGTAGTTGTTGTCACTTCGCTCATGGTTCACCTTCTGTTCAGTCTTTTTAAAATGGTCTCTTTGCATGTCTAGCCATGCGTTGGAATCTACTTGTGTAATCTCGCCAATGATGTAAACGCCAAACTCTCGGCGCCCCTCCATAAATGCAAAATCACTCATATGCGCGCCTGTACCATAGGTTGGCTGTAGATAGTTCGATCTATTAATCAGGCGCATTAGAAAACGTTTACCGTGTTCCGTTTCCAAGATTGAGCGCAGGTCATTTAGTTCCTGGTCACGCTCGCTCTTATAATCTTTAGCTTTGGTTTCTAGGTCGCTCATGCCGCACCACCTTGTAAGAACAAGTCAGATACAGTTTCAGCGTCAGTATCACTAACAGTTTTCACCGTATTGGCATTTGTGTTTTGAGTTTGTGCTTGTTGAGCTTCTAACGCTTGCTGTTGTGCAATTTGCTGTTGTGCTGCACGGTCGCTACGGATTTGGTCAATGATGCGTTTTGGTCTGAATACGTTAGGCGATACGCCGTTAATATCCATGTACTCATCGATAAATTTATCTGTATCGAATTTATCTAGTACTTGCGGGTCAATCTGTGCGACTTGTCCAACCATCGCTAACGCACGCTCAAGGACGGCAGAACCTGAAGCTTTTTGCGCAAGGGCAAGAATCGATACGAAATTGATTTCAACATCGGCATTTTGAATAGCTTCAGGTGCAATTTGTTGGAGGTACTTATTCCGTGAAAGCACACGTTGCACACAGATTTCAACAAGTGGACGTAATAATTCATCGATCTGACGTTCAACAACCGGACCAAGCATGAGCATCTTTTCAGATTTACGCTCGTACACTTCGGTAGCGGTCATTTTTCCTTTATCAAAAGCATCGAGCATCAGGAACAAATCAGTATGAAATGCGCGCTTAACACGCTCTTGACATTGTGCAATCTGCGCCATAACACCGTTCAAATCGAACTGCACATTCAACATTGCCTGAACTTGAGCAACTTGGCTTGTCGGTGATGCTTGGTAGAAAGCAATGCCGTTTGGCAATGTCTCACGCTCATGGCCTTTGAGATAATCAGGTAAAAGCAAAGGCGGTCGAACTTGATAGTCCACACCTACAGCAATTTGTTGATGTCCTTTCTGCAATGCACGCAGATCACCAATACAATCACTTGCAGGACCTTCCCCGTACACATCGCTACTTGATACTGTCCAACGTCCACAAATCACCTGAAAACTCATCATGCCGCTTTCACGTAGTAACTTGTTTGTTGCACTTGGTTCATAGTAGATCGATGCATAAGGCATGTTCTTAGGACCATATCCTTTTGCATCTACACGCTCATAAACCGCATGGTAAACTTCAAACTCTTGTTCAAAGTTCTTATTTTCAAATGCGCTTTTAATCGCATCCGAAACATTATCAAGTCCAAACTGCTTAACCATGTTGAGCGTGGTTAGTTTGAACTTGCGGAAAATACCGTTTGGCTTGTTGAACTCATCCGTAGTTATTGCAAATTCGCCGAAGGTCATCGGGATAACGTCCATCGGTTGTGCTTTTGAGTTTGGCCCATGATCAGGAGCCAACGCCGCACCGATTCCGAAAGCACCTTCTTGCGTATAGATATGGTGTACCGCCCGATATACATTGCTCTTTGCAAAAGCAACATAGCAAGCATCCTCAACAGCTTTAAGCCATTGTTTTACTTCAATATCTTTTTGTAAAGCTTCATCCGCAGCTTGCAGCGTAAACCACTTGCGACTTGGTGAACATGTTCCCGATACCATGCCCGCTGCAAGAGTTTTGAGCGAATCTTTACCTGTGTTATCAACGATTTTGGACCAAGCAGATCGGTCATGTTTTTCTTGGTTCTTAATCGTTTTGATAGCAACAGGCAAAACGTGCAATGCTAATTCGGCACAATAGTCGTCCATGTCATTAACACGGAGTTGCCAAACTGCATCGAAACGTTTTTTCAGCGCTCTGATATCGTCTTCAGTCATATTAGCCGCCTAGTAAAGTTTTCTTGCCTAAACGCAAATCTTCGTCATTAATGCCTGTAGCATCTGTGTACAACGTATTTGCAATACCACCAGACATCGAGTTCTGAGCATTCTGCGCACGGTCAATAGTTGCTGATGCATCAGGCGATTTAGAATCTTGACGAACTGGTGGTTTTGGTGGCGCTTGAATATCTGCTTTCTTTGCATCCATCCCAAATAGCTTTGCGGTCTTATCAAGAATGCTATTACCGCCAAACAGAACATCCGTAAAATTGCTGCTACACATGTGCGAACTCCGAGTAAGGTTGTCATTGGTATCATTATGCTTTTGACAAATGCTCATGGCCCTATTTCCTGTTGACACTACGCGTAAGGGTCATAATCACGTCTAGCTGCCGATGCATTAATTGACTGCATGATGTGGCGTTTAGGGGTATCAATTTGCGCATTGATAATTGCAGAGCCATAGTCGGGACTGCGGCCAATACGCTTAATGATTTCCTCTCGTGATTCCACTTTGATTTTGGTGCCTTGCAATGCCCAACGTGGCGCCGTTAAATCTGCTAAAAGCTTTGGTTCAGGAGGCAAAGCAACTGTACTGCCGTATGCAGGGTCTAATGCTTCGCGGAACTGCCACCAGAGTTGAGAACGCAAGTTGTAAAAACTAAGTTGCCCTGAACGGTCGAAAGAAGTTGCAGCATTGCGTACGTCTACAGGTACAACGTGAATGCCTGATTGCTTTAAGAAATCGTATGTACTTGCACCAACACCAATGACATCGACATGAATAGGTGCATGGTCTCTTACATGCGAAACAGCAAACGATGCGCTTGTTGGTCCGTCTGGTGAATCCTTACCTTCAAGTACGTTCGGGTTGTCGTACCAATAACCGTAACGCGCAAAACCAATCGTGTTATCGCCTCCACCACGTGCAACGTCCAATCCGTAAGAATCCATCTTGAAATCTCCACGATGCAAAATGCGCATGTCTTCAAGTGGTTTCCAACGTGCTTGAGCCGCTTCAACCCATTCTGTAGGAATAACTTGCCAAGGGTCGTCTTCAATACCCGCACCGAAATCGCCGTATAACATTTGTGACCTCAAAGGTTCAGGCAATGCTTGTAAAGTACTCATGTAGCCTGTTTCCATGTAGTACTTGTTGTCTGTCACACGTGCAGGAATGAACGTGCGTGATGTTGGTTTAATTATGAGTTCGGGCTTGTAATCTTTTGGGTCAAAGTCATAAACGATTTGTTCATCGATAATGACAAAGGGCTTATTGCTTTCAACCTCTTGTTCTTTGCCATTCACCATAGCGAACCAACGTAGTTCGCCCGGCTGTGCAGGGTTCGGGTAACCTTTCTTAATCCAAGGTGCAAAGAAATCAATTACCCATCGGCCTTCCGCAGTAGTCGGAGGGTTAAAGGTCAAAAGGCATTTAGGTTTAATTGTCGGGTCACTGGTACGATTCCAACCCATAATGAAACGTGCTTGTGATTCACGGATTTCAGTAGCTTCATCAAGTGCCTTTAGATCATGTGCACGACCTTGCCAACGCTTCTCATCACCTACGTTATCCAAGCCGCCAAACTCAATCAGACGACCCTTGCCCAAGTTCCAAAATGATTTTTGCGAGTTGTACCCTTGCTTATGGCCTAAGATTTCCTCACCACGTTGCACAATACCGTCTGTCTGTGCCTTCTCTTTACGCACAACTAAACTACGTTTATGTGCAGTAAGACATGAGCCGATAATCAAATCAGTCTTGCCCCCACCTGCTGCACCGCCGTAACCGATAATGTCAGCATCCGATGTGTAAGCAGCCATTTGTGGACCTTCAAGCGGGAACCATACAGGCGCATTTGCAAGAATCCTGCTGATAACTGCACGTTCATCTTCATTAAGCGAATTAATAAATTGCTCAATTTCCGATTCGCTCATATCCGCAATTAATGCAAGGAGTTCGTCATCATGGGTTTTGGTCATACATCCCCCCAATCTTCAGCGCCGTACACAATGGTGTATCCCATTGCGCAAATGAACCAAACGTCTGAAAGGTCCTTATAGTGCTGATTGCCAAACAACTTAAAATAAAGACCGCTGACAAATATGAAAAACAGCCATGTGAAGTATGAAAATGCCTTTTTCTTGCTAATACATTTCATCTTGAGCATTAGCAGAGTTAATAAGCCTGAAACAATCGACATGAATGCAAGAGAAAGAATTACGGCAGCTATAATCATTGTTCAAGTTCCCATTCACCGTGGCGATAACGTATGTACCGACTACCGCTTTCATCAACGCCTATGTCAAAAGTCTCATAGCCTTCTGTCTCAACGCCTATTTTGCGAATGATTGGCGGCTTGCAACATGGGCACTCTTCAAGCTCTGGCGTAATCGCTTGGTCGTTAGAATCAAAGTGCAATTGGCCTAATGCAGACCAATAAATCTTGCGCAGTTCAGGTGTGTCTTGCAGGTTGTGAAATGCAAGTTCAAATTGATATGTGCATGATGTGTTGTGGTTTGGTCCTTCAACATCGTATGCGTCGTGAAATGCTTGTGGTTTACATGGGTAGAACTCGCCTTGAGTTCCTTTTATAACGTAATCACCTTCACGCACTGTCATAACCCCATCCAAAGTATTGATACATAAAACAGGGTATTCAAAGCCGTCTGGAAACTTCTCACAGTGGTTTCTAAACTCGATATCCATGAAAGCGGGAGTGGCAGAATCCTTAGACCAATCTATAATTTGTTGGTTAATTTCGGGTTGATTGCTGTATTTAATAGCCTCAACTACTACGGGCTTTTTGCGGAATTTACTTATCATCGCTCTTCCCCCTTATTTTTGGCCTTAGCCTTTTTCAACTTGGCAAGAAGACTTAGCTGTGTGCTTGCTGCCTTTGGATCGGTTAGCGGGTTTTCTGGGTCGTTGCCAAGTTCTACACGATCTTTGAACATGCCAATGTGCTGACCTGCTTTAATCAAAGCAGCGACTTGGTCATTCATTTTGATTTCTATGCCGTGCTGAGATTCTTTAATACCTGCATAAAGCAATTTGGCTTGGTCACTTACACGTGTTGTATCTGCAACAGTTACATAACCGTTGCCTTCACCTTGGCATTCAGGGCACTCAGGATTTGGCGCTCTGGTTTTATTAAAGCCAAAACCACCATCACAATCAGGTTTAGGTTTCTGATTTACCAATGCGTTGTAACAAGCATTGTGATACTCGCCCTTAGTCCATTGGTAATAGTGATCTACGCCCCAACAGTAGCGGCAATTAACACGCACATATCTGATTAGTTCGTTAGGGTCCGCAGTTGCCATTTCCCAAAGGCGATTTAGCACCTTGTCTTGAGTGATCTTGTTGCGTTCTGCAAGCTCTTTTTCACCCTTCTCAATTGCTTCCTTAACCTTATCAATCCTTAACAGACGAGATGCCATTACAGCAGCTACATCTTCATTTTTAACCTTGTAGCCTGCTCTGATATAAGCCTGTGCTCCATTGCGATCTATCAGGTATTCATCAACAAAGCGTTGCTGTTTCCCACTTAGAGACATCAAATCACCTCCTTGTAGCAAATCTTGGTGCAAATACGTCTACACATCTCATGAGAAATATCGTACTTATCTGCTAGTTGACGATAAGACAGGCCACCTTCACGTAAAGTTCTAATGTTTTTTACGTCTGATTCTGTGACCTTTGGTGTTGAATCGCGTTTGACTTTGTCTTTCACGATGAACTCAGGTAGAAACGCAAGTACTGGCATAAACATTTCTCCTAAACCCACATTCCCCAAATCAACATTCCCGCATCGCGTTGTTCTTGATTTGTTCGACCTTGCCAACCAGTGATTCGTTTAAAATCTTCTGAATTGATTTTGGCTTTAGTGGGTTTTACTTCGATAACTGCCAAACCCATATGTTTAGCCATCTGAACAAGCAGCTTGCCTGTAGCATGGTTTTCACCCACACGTCTTGAAATCTGCTCATTAACAGCAATGGATTTGTTAGCACCGCTTCTAAAATTTGCTTTTTTGTTTAGCCAACCTGCTTCAATCACAACCTTTTTGATTAAGTCCTGCTCTGCCTTGAATAATTCAACAACCTCAGCAAAGTTGAGATTTTTTAATTCAAAATGCGATTGGCCTAAAACTGCTACGCCCGATTTTTCTAAATCAGGGTCAATACCGATAATGATTTTAGACATAGGCACCACCTACACGAGCATCGGACCAATTGCATTCAACAGTACGTAAGCCATCATGCTGAAAGCGTGACCATAGACGGTCGCCCAAATCTGCCTTGAGCTTATTCATAGAAAAATTTGAAATGAGCATCGTTGGTTTTTTGCGGTCATAACGTGCTGTCAAAACCTTATGAATAATTTCAAGTCTGGTACCACGGTCATGCAAACCGTATTCATCCAAGATCAATAAGTCGTATGTAGTGAACTCATAAATTACAGATGCTTCTGATTGATCTTTTGTGTCCTTATCCCATGCATTCATGACACGCTGCGCAAGCTCTTCACTTGTGATGTATCGAACGTACAGGCCTTTTTTGAGAAGTGTTTTTGCAGTTGCACAACCTAGATGGGTTTTACCCGTACCAGTTGAACCAACCATGATGAAATTGGATTTATCACCTGCAAGTAATGCTTGGGCATACTGGATGCATTCAGTAAGCGTATTTGCTTGTGCATGAGTAAGTGTTTTGTAGTTATCAAATGCAGATTGAGCATGACGTTCAGGAAGCATTGCACCACCAAAGTGTTTGTCACGTACCATTTGATCAACACGTGCTTGTTCACCTTGCTTTGAGTCATGAACATGATTGATTGCACAACTTGGGCAAATTTGATGCGGTCCCGCCTGTACTTTTTGCACCTGGTGTATTTCGCAAAATCCTTCAGCTAATTTGAAGCCGTTTAAAAGATTCACCATCGCATTCATATTAAATCCTCCGGTATGTGCACAGTTCCTGTGAACGGGCGATCATCTGATTTAGGCTCGTCTTTCCAAGCGTCATTGACGTTTCTTGAATCGTTAGCCGAATTTGTTTTTGCAGCGGGTTTCGCTTTAGCAAGCCGATTTGCTTTCAAAGCATCGTCTTTCACCCACTGGATGTATTTCGCGTAAATCTTGTTTTCAATGAGACGACCTGAACGTATTTCAGGTGCGTAATGCGGTAGGAAGGTAATCATGAAGGTGTCAAACTCTTCCTGAGTCGTTTTAGGTAGCCCTGCTCTTTGTCTCCATGAGTTAATTTCATGAAGTGAAGGCTTCCACAAACTCAGGTCCTCATCGAGGGAATTCGGCGTTTCTGATTGTGTATGTATATATATAGATGAAGGTGACGATGAAGGGCATGTCTCAAGCATACCTTGAGCATTGCTTGAATCATGCTTATGCATTGCTTGTGCATATGCATTAGCATTGCTAGATTGATGCTCATTAGATGCATTAGTGTTGCTAGAGTCTTGCTCTTTATTCCATCGTGCTTCCGCTGCTTTCTTTGCACGCTCTGACTTTGAAGACTTATTACTTTCAGCTTGAGACTTTAAATCATCCAAATATTTTGAAGATAATTCACTGTCTTTTACTTCAAATAAATTTGAATTTATCAAGATAGTTTTTAAAGCCTTCGCTTTACTCAAATTTGAACGAATTACGCTTGCAATAACGTTGTTGTCATCTGGTATTGCACCGTTACGCCAATAGTCCATCATGAGTAAAAATGACGCACCGATTTGCTCGGTGGTCATTCGAGTGGTCTTAGCAAGCATGTCGCCAATATAAATTGGCATCCAAATATCTACGTCTTGGTTGCTCATACCACCTCACTAAACAAATCATTCTGTTTTTCAGCTTGGGGGTTAATCCATAGAACCTCCTCTCTTGGAACGGAGCCAGATTGTCCGGAAGCTGCAACAGTTTTAGTAATTTTTTTCCAATTCAATGCTTCATAAATTGGATGCTCAAAACCGCAAAGAATGACCTTGCCTTTTACATTTTTTAGAACAGAAATTAGGTTTTCATGGTCATCATTCGACATTTCATATCGATAAGCGTTACAGCCAATTGACCGTGTATCCATCACATATGGAGGGTCTACAAAAAATAGAGTCTCTGCTCTGTCATGATCTTGAATGACCTTAATGGCATCTCTATTTTCGATAAGAACTTTCTTTAAACGTGCAGCAGCTTGAAGTACAAGTTCAGGTTGACGCTGCCAAATGGTAACGATGTCACTACCACCTCGAGCTGTGTCTAATCGAAAGCCTGTATTACCTTTAGTCGCTCCTGCACTACCAAAACCCATTTGAGCGCGGACAACTAAGCGACGTGCTCGCTCAACTTTGTCTGTTGCGTCAGCTCGAGCATTTAAAAACTCTGTACGTGAATAAGGTGTATGCTCAATTTGAATTGCAAGTTGTTCAGCAAGCTGCTGATCACGTAGCACTTCAAAAAAATTGACTACATCACTATCAAGATCGTTATAGACTTCAACACGGCTTGGCGCTTTTTGAAGTAATACAGAAGCACCACCACCAAAAGGTTCAACATAAGTTTCATGAGTTGGAAAATGACGAATAATCCATTCAGCCATTCGAAACTTACCGCCGTGATATCGAATAAGAGGGTGTTTTAAACTCATGACCGCACCTCACTTGCTCGATACATAACTTGGCGGCCAGATATTTCACGTGAACCAATCAAGCCCGCACCAATTACCCTACCTTCACAGGTAGCGCACATAGGACGATTAGCGCTTGGTGTATCAAGTAAAATCCCTGTTCCTTTCCCAGTGCCACCGACACACATGGTCATGCCGCACCAACAATGAACGGCAAAATGCGACTTATTTTGGAAAGTGGTAATAAGCGTTACATGGCGAACTCGATGTGTGTATTCACCACGACGTGCTTCAACAAAAGGAACTGATTGTTTTATTGCCTTGCAGTTTTCACTGCCAAAGCCTTTACGCTTAATGTAACGGCTTGGTTCAAGGGTGATCATCACTGTCATGCTGCCCCCTGATATTTCTTTTCGTGTGAGAAATTAGCTCTTACAAGTGCTTCAGAAAGCTGAGGGCAAACAGAGTTACCGACCATGCGCGTTTGTTCTGTTTTAGTCAGTTTTACAGTGTTCCCGTGCTCATCAATTCCATAACTGAAAATGTAATCATCAGGAAAACCTTGAGCCTTGAATAACTCATGTGGTTGAAGCATACGAAAGCCAATATCACCAATCTGATAAGTCTGACCTTCAACAGTAACTAGACCGAATCTATCTCTTGTTGGAATAGTGCGCAGCGGATTATCAATGCTGTTTCCATCACGTTCATTTCCATAGAAAGCAGTAAGGAATGCACGAACTTCAGCAAAGTGTGCACCGCTTGAAGTAATAGTGTGAATAGGTTCATCAACACGATGACCGATATTATTATTGCGAAGTTTGACCAGGTGACTAGCTACAATGCTGTGATGATCTTTCGATGTAATTGTATGAATCGGCTTATCAGCATCACTACCAATTACACCAGTGTAATTTTTAGCAAGAAATGCCGAAACAAGTGCATGATGCCCGCCTTTCACACCAGCACAAATTGTTCTCAGTGGTTCATTAGCAGGCATACAACGTGGGCTTGATGCATTAGCACATTCAGTCAAAACAGGCATTGCCAGTGCATAACCATTTTTACTGGTCATTGCCTGTAATGGTGATTCAATTGCTTGACCACGGAATGTATCCCCACCGTGGTTCGATTTCACAATAAATGGCTTAGGGTTATCGATAACATAACGCATAGTCCCCATTGCAATACGACGCAAAGTAGCTTCAGCAAGTGGCTTTTGTCTTGTAAAAATACTTGGACAAGGCAATGACCAATCAATACATTCTGCTGCGGTGCGCCAAGGTTTTAATTTTCCAGTTAAAACAGCTTTAGATTCAGGGTCACCATGCGTTTGTTTAGGCCAGACGATAGGCAAACCGTCACGACGAGCAATTAAAAAGAAACGCTTTCTTGTAGTTGGAGAGCCATAATCACATGCTTTAAGTTCACGCCATTCAACGTTATAACCTTGATAGCGTAAGGCTTTCACAAAACTACGGAATGTTTCGCCCTTATGTTTCGGACAAGGTTTGCCATCTTCACCAAGACGGCCCCAAGTTTTAAATTCTTCAACGTTTTCAAGCATAATTACGCGCGGACGCGTTAAATCTGCCCAACGCAAGGCAATCCAAGCAAGGCCACGAATTTTCTTTTCAACAGGCTTACCGCCTTTTGCTTTGCTAAAGTGTTTACAATCAGGTGAAAGCCAAACTAAACCAACAGGCTGATTTTGTGTTGCTTCTATTGGGTCCACATCCCAAACTGACTCGCAATAATGCTTAGTGTCTGGGTGGTTAGCACGGTGCATTGCTAAAGCTTTTGGGTCATGATTGATTGCAATATCAACAGCACGACCAAATGCAGCTTCAAGGCCAGTACTGGTACCGCCACCGCCCGCAAAGTTATCAATGATTAATTCATTTGGGAAAAGTGCTAAGTTCATGACACCTCTCCCATTGCTTGATGAGCACGGTTGAGATGCATCAATACATCACACGAAGTAACGTGACAGTTTTTAGAAACATGATTTTCAATGTGACGGTCATCGCCCATATCTTCAATTTTTCGCTGTTCTACTGGTTGAACCAAACAGTGGTTACACTGCTCTCCTTTAAACTCAGGACATTTGTTTTTGCACTTATGTTCTGTTAAATTAGTCATGTGATTTAATCCCTATGGTTAATGAACGCGAAAAGCTCGACCCGCAACGTCGGGCTTTTTTAATGCGTGCAAAAAAGCTCTTAAATTTCTGAATACATTTCTGTATTCGCTTGATTTCGTTGTATTCCTTGTTTCAACAAGCTCTTCTGTTGATGATATTCCCAAGTCAACTTTGAGCTTTAAATCTATGGCCTCTCTCATCCACTTAGCGCGATCACTTCCATTTGAATTCGCTATGTCATCTATTAGTTGCTTTACTTCTACAGGTACGCGAGTACTCATATTTTCGAGCAACTTACCAACTAACAATTTGTTGCTATTGGGATCATTCGAAATTTCTTGGATGTGCATTTCTTTTCCTTTAACTCCTCATTTTGTTTACGAACATATTCATAATCAGCACTTGGACAGAGATCATCACAACGCACTGAACCTTTACTTTCACGGTCAATTGCAATTGCCAATGCCGCGCCACAAGAAGTCTTGCTGTAAATGATTTGGTTTAAATTTCCGAGCGTTGTTCCGCATTTCTCTGCAAATGCAATTCTTTCAGCCTTAGTAAGCGGTTTAAGAAATTGCTTTAGCTGAGTTTTGCCAACATCGACCATGGGTAACTCCACTAAAATATCATTTAGTAAATACTAATTATTTAGTGAATTTTCGTCAACACCTATTTAGTGTTTACGAATTTAGTTTTTACTAAAAACAATTTAGAATACGAGCATGAAAACTGAATACTTAAGACGCATTAACTTGCGCAAAGCGATAGACACGATACGGCTTAGAGATAAGTTGAAATCAGATGCAGCTTTTTGTGATCAATTTGGATTAACACCAAGTCATATTTCCCAGATGATTCGTGGGAAAGGTAGCTTTGGTGAAAAAGTTGCACGCGACTTAGAAAGCCAAATTGGTTTAGCAGAGTATTATCTTGATCAAAATCATAGTTTTCCGATGGATGATGATTTTCTTGAAAAAGTTTTTGGTAAAGAATATAAAGAAATAAAGTTAAACGAGACTTCAAATCAAAGTGATAGTAATAACTCTATAGAACTTATGATCTATGAAGATGGTGATCCGGTACCTGATGGATATACAGCTATTGATTACTATGATGATGTTTTTGTAAGTGCAGGAAATGGATATTTGAATTTAATGCAGCCAAGCGCTAAAAAATTCTTTGTTCCGACATATTTAATGCGTGAATGTAATGTTCAACCTTCAACAGCTAAAGTTGTTAAAGTCCGTGGGGATAGCATGTTTCCAGTGCTACAGGATGGACAACCTATTTCAGTTGATATGTCAGCAAAGAGAATTATTGACGGTGAAATTTACGCTTTCCAAGTTGGTGATGAAACAAAAATTAAGTATTTATCTGTATGGAATGATGAAGGAAAAGGTGGCTTTAAGGCTACATCTGCGAACCAGGATAAAAACCGATATCCAGATGAATATTACTCCCCTGCAAGAATTGCTTCTGAAGGGGTTGAAATAATTGGGCAATATTGGATGAAGTTGGATACCAAAAAAATTAAAAGATAAAAGTAAATTTTTAGAATTAATCCCGCATTTAGCGGGATTTTTTTTGTTTAGTAAATAATAAGAAAAACGTTTAGTAAAAATTTAGTATTTACTATTGACTTTGTATTTAGTAAATACTAAATTTATCTCACCAACTACTAAATGGAAAGTTAGGTGAATGTTATGCCAACTAAGAACACTTCATTCAGTCAAACCCTAGCAAACCTTCAACGTGGCGACACGATCGAAGAATTAGACGCACTTTTGACTGAGGCCCTCCAAGCTTCAAACGACACAGGCAAAGTATCAAAAATTACTGTTACTTTGACTATTAAGCCTAATGGTCGTGGTACCTACAAAATTCAGGACGATATCAAGTCCACTCTTCCAAAATTCGACAAAGAACCAACCGTTCTATTTACGGATGGTGACCAACAACTCGTGCGTGAAGACCCACGCCAACAGAAATTGAATCTTGAGCACATTGACGCGGGCACACCTGCTGAGCTCAAGCAAATTCCAACTGAAAATAAACCAACAATTAAGTCTTTAAGTTAATCAATTAGCTTACTTAATTACTGTTTTTATTAATTTTTTCTAAACAAGACATTACAGGTAAAAATCAATGAGCGAACTTAACAATATTGCTGAAACCAATTACAAGCTTGGTCAAACAAGCCTGCAAAATGTCACTCAATCAACAGGTGTGTTGCCTTTTGTTGTAGTGCCAAATGGTAGTGAAGTTCATGAATTTGAAGCATTACTACAACGCCCTCTTACTTTAACGCAAAGCGTTAATTTACATACAGCAAAGGACTTTATTGCGTATGTCTCTCGTTATGCGGATAAGAACTCTTTAGTGTTTGTTGATGTATTGAAAGGCAAATTTAAAGCTGTGCTCGATTATCACGAAGTCGAGAAAGAAACTAATACGGGTTCAGTACTTGCGCCACGACATGGCAAACATGCAGCACATTTTATTGCTGAAAAAACGCCTGAATTTCAAAAAGTTGAAGGCAACTCAGGCCGTAAGTTCTCACAAACTGAATTTGCTTTGTTTTTAGAAGATGTAATGCCTTACATCAATCAACCAGACGCAGCAGTTTTGTATGAAATCGTACAAACATTAAATGCAAAAACGAATGTTGATTTTAAATCAGGCATCCGTACCGATAACGGCCAAGTTCAATTGACCTACAACGAAACAATTGAAGCGCGTGCCGGTACTGCGGGTAATCTCACTATTCCTGAACAAATCGTTTTCGGTATCCAAGTACATCGTGGCGGCAATCACTATGCCCTGCCTGCGCGTTTCCGCTATCGCATTAAAGAAGGCACGATTGTGTTCTGGTACGACTTAGATCAACTAGAAAAAGCAATCGAAAAATCAATGGAAGACACCGTCGAATATATTCGTGACGGTAAAACCATTACTAAAGATGATCAAGAAATTGAATTAGCAGGCCTGCCTAACTATGTGCAGATTCTGGAAGGTTCAGTTTAATTTTTTCTAACTTTTAGACATAAGAAAGCCCCGAAATTTTGGCGAAGGACGGGGCGATCTAAACAAGCATTACTTCTTCACTGTTATTCAACAGCTAAAGATAACGGGGTCATTATGGAACAGAACATTATGGTTAGTCAAATTTCAAATAATCATCGTAATCTGATTAAAGGATTAATTCGAAAACAAAAAGTAAAGCGAATTAAAAATGCTTTGCGAATTCAACGCGACCAATTAATTGCGGCAATAAAAGACGCATATAAAAACAGCCCTGCTTTAGGTTTTGGAACATGTTTTATTGGTGGGATTGTTGTTTTAGTGGTGACTATGAGTTTTGCACTAGCGTCTGCACATATGGCCTATAAGAATTTAGGCCCACAACAAATAAGTATTTTTTCACCTATTTACACAGTAGATGATTTGGATTTAGGCCCTTACAACGACTGCCACACTGATTGTCATGCATCAATTCTTACCAGTGATATGCGCTTTCGCATTGAAGTCGGCTTTGACTTCTCAGGGTATGACAACAGCAATGGATTTAACCGAGCTACAGGCATCCAAATTGACCGTTTAGAGCCAATCAATGTGGTTGATGAAGAAGGTGTTGTAAATGCCTATATCGACCGCTTTGAGCTTGTAAAGATCAATGAAGCGCTTGAAGAATCAATTGAAACTAAATTAGCAAAGTTGGGTGGCTGATATGAAAACTCACTCTCAACCTATGGACCTAAGAGACTACTTTGCCACAGCTGCGATGCAAGGAATGGTAGCAACCATTTCTAATCAGTTTGAATTAGATCGTTTGCGTGAATGGGCAAAACAAAATGGCCAAACATTGAGTCAATTTATTGCTAGTGACTCATACAAGCAAGCAGATGCAATGATTTATGAGCGTGAAAAAGGGACTGTGGAAAGTATAGATGCGATCAAACAAAAGCTAATTGAGGCTATTGGACGTAAGCATTCCAGTCTACATCCAAATATGTATATGACTGTCGATCATCTTATTTTTCAACTTGAAACGGGTCTGCCATTTTAGGAGTTTTTATGAATACACAAATTGACCGTGAAAAATTCCTAGAAAACCGCAAAAAAGGTATTGGCGGTTCAGATGTGGCAGCCATTCTAGGTTTCAGCCCTTATAAATCACCATATCAATTATGGCTTGATAAAACAGGTCGTAGCGAGCAGTCAGAACAAAATGAATCTGCTCACTTCGGAAATTTACTTGAAGATGTAGTTGCTAAAGAGTTTTCACGCCGATCAGGTATGAAAGTACAGCGCGTAAAACAACAGTTATTTTTGGAAGATCACCCGTGGGCAATCGGCAATATTGACCGTGCCGTGATCAATCCTGAAATCTCAGGAAACGTACGCTTTAAAGATGGTGCATTGACTACAGATCAATTGCTTGAATGCAAAACAGCTAGTGAATACATGAGCAAGTTATTCGGCGAACAAGACACTGACCAGATACCAGACTATTACCTAACACAATGTCTTTGGTATCTGATGATTACTGGCTGTCAAGTTATTCATTTAGCTGTGCTAATTGGTGGCAATAAGTTCCGTATGTATCGCATCGAACGCGATGAGGACCTTATTAAATCTATTTTCAACCAAGTAAAAGCATTCTGGTTTAACCATGTTTTAGCAGATGTACCACCAGAACCAACTTGTTTTGATGATGTTTTACATCGTTGGTCTAAACACGTAATTGGTAAACAGGTAGAAGCAACACGCGATCATTTAAAACTAGCTGAAGAACTAATCAAAGTTCAACAAGCTAAAAAGGATGCGGAAGCTCGCGAAGAAGCTATCAAGTTAGAAATCGCTACTTCTATGCAAGATGCTGAAATGATGATTAGTCAAGGTAAAGCTATCTGCACCTATAAAGCCCAATCTTCAACACGCATTGATACCAAAGTGTTGAAGGAAAAAGAACCTGAACTTTTTGAAAAATATTGCAGTACTAGCAGTACTCGAGTTTTTCGCATCGCAACCAAATTTAAAGAATCTCTAATTTAAGGAAACTTACCATGAATGCATTAGTACAAAACACAGGCTTTTTAACTCCAACTACATTAGCTGAAGCAATGCAGGTTGCAGATTTATTGGCTAACTCTGAAATTGTTCCTAAGGACTACCAGAAAAAACCAGGCAACATTTTAGTCGCAATGCAGTGGGGCGCTGAAATTGGCTTGCAACCACTTCAAGCAATGCAAAACATCGCGGTAATTAATGGACGCCCTTCTCTTTGGGGTGATGCTGTACTTGCTCTTGTTCGTAGCTCAGGTTTGCTTGAACAGTTTGAAGAAACTCAAACAGAAGATATGGCGACTTGTACCGTTAAACGTAAAGGCCAAAAAGCTGTAACTAAAACTTTCACTAAAGAAGATGCTAAACGCGCAGGTTTATTAAGCAAACAAGGTCCTTGGACACAATATCCAAAACGCATGATGCAAATGCGTGCACGTGGATGGGCATTGCGTGATGAGTTCACAGATATTCTAAAAGGCTTTGGTGTAGCTGAGGAAGAGCGTGACAAAGAAATTGATGTAACACCTGAGCCATCGAAGCTTCCAAAACATCAAGGTACTGCGGGTTTAAAAGCTCAATTAGCCGAACGTGAAGAACAGCAAGATAAAGTAGTTGAATTAAAAGTCTCTTTTGATGTTGAAAAATGCATCGAAGATATTGGCAAGGTTGAAAACCTAGCTGATTTAAAATCACTTGGCTCAACCATTCCTTCTGATCTTGGTGAACCGGCACAGACGGATATTAAAAACGCTTACGCAAATCAGAAATTCTATCTTCAGCTTTTAGATGATTTGGAAGTTGCAAACTCAATTGAAGCAATAAATTCAATTATGGAAAAGCAATTTGAGCCAAACACATCATTCTTAACTGATGCACAGATTGATTCTGTCAGTGCATTGTTTGAAAGAAAAACGGCTGAATTAACCGCATAACTCACTATCACTTTTTAAATAAATTTTATACGAGCGCCCTTAATTTTAAGGGTGCTTAGGGAAATTCACCCATGAAACATACTCTTGAACAAAAACAAGCCATTGATATGGCAATTGATGGTGAGTCTTGCAAGGTAACTGCTTATGCGGGCGCAGGAAAAACATCAACGCTTAAATTGATAGGTAATGCTAAAAGCTATCAATCTGGCATGTACTTGGCGTTTAACAAAGCAATTGCTACTGAAGCACAAGGTAAATTTAACAGCAACGTTCGTTGCAAAACTTTCCATAGTCTCGCATTTAATTCGGTACCGCGTTGGTTTACTAAAAAACTTAGCAATCGTCGCTTAATGTCGAATCAAATTGCATCACGTCATGACCTTGAGTCGTATCAAGTGCCTGTAGCCTTAACAAAGCAACGTGGTGAAGATGACCAAAAACGCTTATTTAACAATAAGCGCATGGCTACATCTTTAATTAATGCAGTTGGCTATTTCTGCCGATCTAATTATTCAGAAATCCAGTTATCACAGGTTTACGCTGCTTTACCTGATTGGATGGAAGAAACACATCGTGCGGAACTAGCCAAAATTCTTTTACCAAAGGCTAATGACTATTGGCAGGACATCCTTGACCCATTCGGTGTAAACCGTTTAGAGCATGACCACTATTTAAAATATTGGGCACTCAGTAAACCAGTCATCAACACAGATTTTATTTTGTTTGATGAAGCACAAGATGCTGACCCAATCATGCTTAATGTACTAAATAATCAAAGCGCTCAGGTCATTTATGTTGGTGACAGACACCAACAAATCTATGCATTTCGTGGTGCAGTAAATGCAATGCAATCGCTTGAAATACCTGAAACACGACTAAGCCAGTCATTCCGTTTTGGTCAAGATATTGCGGACTTAGCAAACACAATTTTATTCAATGTACTTGATGAAGAAATTCCTTTGCGTGGTTTTGAACAAATTGAATCACAGGTATGTGAAGTTCATGACAGCGTAGCCGATGCAATTATTTTCCGCACTAATGCCGCTGCGCTTTCACACATGGTTGAGCTTATTCAATTAGGTCGTGAACCACGTCTTGAGGTTGATACAGGATCTTTAATTAAAAATATTGAAGATGCCAAAAAAGTTAAGGCAGGTGTACGCGTTGCTGATGGAAGTGCATTTGAAGGATTTAGCACTTGGGAAGAAGTACTTGAATACAGTCATGAAGTTTCAAACAGCGACATTAAACCACTTGTGAGCCTGATTGAAAAAGTAGGTGAAAACGCACTCATTGAAGCCTTATTAAAAAGCAGCTCAAACGACTATGACTGTGTTGTGACAACCGCTCATAAATCAAAAGGCCTTGAATTTAACAAGGTCAAATTAGGCGGTGACTATTTCTATAAAGAAGCAGTTTCAGATGGTGAAAAGCCATTAACAGCAGATGAAGCACGTTTGTTATATGTGGCCGCAACCCGTGCAAAAAAACAACTGGATATTACCGCCCTCAACCCTCTTTTCAAAAACATTAAATCGGGAGTCGCAGCATGAATACATCAGCCGTAGTTGTTTCATTAGATCAAATTAGAGCTGTGCTTGAGTCAAACACTACCAATGCACATGCAGAAGTAATGTCCCTTTTAGAAAAGCCATTATTAGCAGAAACGTTAATCAAAACACGCGGCAACCAAACCAAGGCAGCCGAATTACTTGGTTTAAACCGCGGAACGTTACGCCAACGTTTGAAAGCTCACAACATTTTAAAAACGAAGGTGACAGCATGACAGACGCAGAAATTGAAAGAAGTAATTTTGAACTATTTGAACTAAGCAAAAGACCTTGTGCTAAACGTGAAAGCTTATTTGAAAGATTTGATTCAAATGGACTTGGCGAATCAGAACAACATTATGTTGGTAAATATGTTGATAGTTACATGCAAGAGAAATGGGAGTTGTGGGAAAAAGCCAAAGCTCAGGCGGTGCCAGTTACTCATACACATAGTGTGACTTTAACCTGTGCTGAATTAAAAGAAGCTTATGACTTTGGCGCGCCAGATGAATCACAAGAACAAATGACTGACTTAGTCACAATTGGTTGGCATGAAGATGGGCACAGTGGTGCCGGCTACTATGCGTATATGACCGAATGTGAGGATGAAGGGTCTATTAAATTGGGTGAAAGCGAATCGGGAGCTGAGGGATGAGTGAAAAAGCATTTAAAGACTTAAAAATTCGCTTCCATTTGGCTATTGGTGTGGCTAATGGCGATCGTGAGGACTTTGGGAAATTATCGGATTGGATCGAAGAAGAAAACTGGAAAATGATGGATGAGGAAGAGCAGAAAGATACTCTTTCAGAAATTGCAGAGGAATGGGCGCAGCAGTATTTAGATTTAGGAGCGACAGTCGAATGAGTATTTTAGATAAAAACTATATCGTCACTATGCCAGACGAAAGCAAATGGGCTGTACCAGTTCGCATAATTGCTGAGAGTCGCGCTAAATACTATGCGGGTGTTGATGAAGTATCTTTCGAAGAAAGCCTAAATGATGACACCGTCCCTCTCTTCGAATCTGACGATTATGAAATTCATGATTGGGCTGCAAATAATATGAATTGGAGAGATGTTAAAGATCATGCCATCCAAATTGAACGCCCAAGCTTAGATTATGAAGATGGCTGGGTAAATGGCGAGTACGAAGTTAAAGCGGAAAGTAAGGAGGGGTGAAATGACAGAAGTTAAATTTGTTTCTATGCCTGCATCCGAATTGGCTCAGGTCATCGAAAAGGCATGTGAGAATGCAGTAACTAAAGTTTTAGCAGCCCAAGGCGATGAGCTGCTTAACATTACGCAATTATGTGAACGTATACCGGGCTTATCCTACCATTCATTTAAGAAGCTAGCCAAAGAACATAGATTCAAAGATATAAAAGGCCGTTATTCGCTTACGGCTGTGAAAGCCGCGCTGCAATCTCACTAG